AGGGGAAGCCCCGTGAGGATTGACCACTGGTGTCGAACCTCGCTCACCGATCGCCCCACCACCCATGCCGTCGATTCGTGACTCAGGCCAATCTGCCAACACAGGTGAGCCAGGGAGATTGGGAATGGCTTCGCCACTCCGATCACCACCCCCATCGACTTCCCCGCTGCCAGCCTCTTCGCCTGCCGTCTCGCCGTCGCCCTTACCCCCGTGTCAGCCATCCCCTGTCGCCCCCGTTTAGTGATCACTCGTTCAGTTGTTTGAGGGAGCGTACCCCGGCACAAACCGGGAACAACCCACCCCAGACCGCCTAAGTGTCCAGGCTAAAAATCGAGGGAGAATCGAGAGGGACAGTTGACCGGAATGGTCTGGCGACCCACTCAAGTTATTCGCGGCTGCAAACAACGAGGGCGAACATAGGAACTTGGCCTACGATCAGTCAAGAGGTGTTCTTCGCGAATGCGAAAAACTGCGTTCTCAGCGTGAAAACGCAATCAAGATGCGGGGCTGGACACTCGCGGAACGTATCCGTTCCGAGGTCTTCCGGTCGTCGGCGGGTGATTCACCGCCTTCTCGACATCGGCATCGAGGAACGCAGCGGAACGGCCGAAGCGGTACTGCTTCAACTGCTTCCGCTTTACCAGCGAATAGACCCCGCCCGTGGTCATCCCGAGCCGCTTGGCGGCCTCGTTGACGGTGATCCAATTCCCGACGGGTGCTGGCAGTCCCACGCGCTTCATTCCCCAAGCATTGCCACATGATCGAGCGTGGGCAACACGCGCGATCCGACAATTCACCGCCGCCCTTCACCCGCGTAGGGTGAGATGACGGACCAACTTCGACCGGAGAGGGCTCCGGTTGAGGTTGGGGGATTGGAAGTGAGGGGAGTTGAACAGGCGTCCAGGTGACCTACCTTAGACGCAAGGCATGGATGCCACCCACCTGGAGGTTGGAGCCATGACGCTACGGAAATTGTTGCTTGAGCGGTACGTCCCCGTAAAGGGCATCTGTCCAAGAACGGTCGAGATCTACGGTCACTCGATCGATCGGTTCTCCGAATACCTTGGGCGGCCAGCCATGGTCGCAGACCTCGAAGAAGACACGATCGCGGCCTTCCTGGCGTGGCGAGGGCGAACGATCCACTCCGCGCGCCGGGGGATTCCATCGGCGGGGACGGTGAGGAAAGACCGCACACAGCTGCTCGCCCTCGCGCTCTACGCCTTCCGCAAGCGGCTGATCGAGGAGTTTCCCATCGTCCGACAGGTCCGGGGGGAGAAGAGGCTGCCGCGCGGCTTCACCTCGGCCGAGGTGGCCCGGCTGATCGTCGCGGCCCGGGGGCGGCAGCGGACGATTGCCGGCCTGCCGGCGGGGTGGTGGTGGTCGACGCTGATCTACGCTGCGTGGTGCTCGGGAGCGAGGGTCGGGGAGTTGATGGCCCTCCGGTGGTTCAACGTCCAGGGGACGGAGATCGTCTTCCTGGCTGGCACCAGGAAGGGGCACACCAGGGACATCGCCAGACGGATCACGCCCGACCTGTCGGCCGAGCTTGAGCTTTACCGGCGGTGCCCTGGCGATCTGGTCTGGCCGTGGCCCGGGAAGCCCGCGTCGATCTACGCCTCGATGGCGATCCTGTGCGCGAAAGCCGAGGTGCCTCAGCGGCGGTTCCACGCGATCCGCAAGGCCAGCGCGAGCTACGTTCAGGCGGGGGGTGGCGATGCCGTGTCGCACCTCGACCACAGTGACGCGAACATCACCCGCAACCACTACCTCGACGAGCGCGTGGTGGGGAAAACCGAGGGGATAGACTTCCTCCCGGCGCTGGATCTGGGCGATGCCCATTTCATTGAGGAGGCCCCATGACCACAGCCGGGGGCGGCGAGCCCTCCGCCGCTTCGCACTCCGCCAAACAGGCGGCGTAGCCGGCCAGATCGATCGGCGTGTCGGTGGTGCGGGCGGTGCCCATGTGCCGGGCCACCTTGTCGATGAGCATGATGAGCGCCCAGTCGGACGGCGTCAGGGGCCTCGTCAGGATGCCGGCGAACGCGGCGTTGACCATGCCGACCGTCCTGGAAAAATGCTCGACGGGCGGGCCGTACTTGCCGTGGCGGTCGATGACCGCGGCGCGGGCCTGCTCGAGGAGCTCGACGGCGGCACAGGGGGCGGAGGTGTGGTTGCTCATGCACCCACCTTCCCGCGCCCGGGGGCGTGGGCAACCCCCGCGCGGAGATCGGCATCGCACCAGATCGGGACCGCCCGGGAGACCTCCCGCCGGCCGTGGTCGACGATCACCAGCGATTGGCACGGGGCCTCGAACTCCGCCTTGATCCGCAGCGCGAAAGCCGACATCCCGATCAGGCTGCCGTTGGAAACGTACTTCCCCCGGAGCCACCCCCACTGGTGCCAGTGCCCGAAAACGTCCAGATGGGCGGGCCTCGATCGGTTCCACGCGGAGATCGCCTTGTTTACCGGCACGGCGATCCCACCGATGCCACCCTGGTAGCGGATCTCGTGGCCGTGGTGGTAGCGGACCACGAACCCGTCGAGATCGAGGTAGCCGAGGTAACCGGCCGCGATCTCCCATCGGACGTTGGGCCGGGTCTCGCCGCCGGCCATCATGAGATAGGCGTTCTGCTCGAAGGAGTGGTCGTGCTCGGTGGCCTTGCGGGGCTTCCCGTGGTTGCTCCGCCCGTGGTTCCCCGGCTGGGTGACGACGATGACCTCCCTGGCCATGTCGGCCGCCATATCGATGATCCCCCGGAGCCGGGCCGCGGCCCACCTGGTGGCAGCCATGGGGGCCAGGGAGCAGGTCTCGACCAGCTCTTCATGGATGTGGCCGCTGATGAAGTCGCCGAGGGCCGCAATCACGATTCTGTCGATCTTCACCAACTGGCGCTCGTGCTCGACGAGGACGCCGATCCGCCGGGCCAACTCGGAGATCCGCAGGTCGGCCACCTCAAGGTCGAAAGCATTGAGCCCCGCCGTCTGCTCCCGGGTGACGGTCTCCTCGCAGTGCCAGTCGGACAGGACGACCAGGGCGGTGGCCGCGTTTGGCCGGGCTGGCTTGGCAGGCCGCGGCATGGCCTTGGCCTGGAGTCCGGCCAGCCCCGCCAGCGAGTCGGCCCGCTCCCGCTCAAGGTCGATCTGCCGAAGCGCCGTCCCATAGCGGGTCTTCGTGGCGGCGAGCTCGGCGCGGAGCTTGGCCAGCTCGGCGTCGGCGCGCAGCCGGTCGGCCTGGTCGACGCCCTCGCGGATGTCTGCGGTCAATCGGCGGCGTTGATCCATCGCATCACCTCAGAGCGGGTAACGGTGATCAGACCGCGAGCGGAGAGCGCCGCATGAATGGACCGGGCCAGCGCGGTTCGTGTGCCCTCGATCTGGCCAGCGAGGAACTCGGCCCGAACCTGCGTCAGCTCTTGCTGGACGTCGGGCGTGAGCTTGGACAGCCAGGAGGCCGGCCCCTTCTTCGCGGCGGCCACGCCACGGCGGATGTCGTCGGTCAGCGAGGGCTTTTTTGGGGGCACGGCTTTTCCTCCTCGGGTGGCTTCGGCTTCTTCGACCTTCGGCCGAACTCAATCAGCTGCTCGGCCTCGGCCTCCTCGGCCCCGGTGATGTCAGGCTCGTCGAGCCCGGACCAAGTTTGTCCAGGCGGTGGGATTGGCCTCTTCCGTGGCATGGTCGAGCTCCTTTCGTGCGGCCTCAATCGCCCGGGCGGTCATCATGCGGGCCGCCGTCGCCAGGAAAGGCAGAGCCTTCTTCGCGGCTGCTTCCCGGAGGTGTTCGACGATCTCCTCGATCCGGCGGAAGCTTTCGTCCGGGCCCCATCGGTCCATCTGCGCGGCGAAGTCGGAACAGCCACACTGCCCGTCATCCCGCAGGCCCCACCACGCAAGAGTCTTTTTCAGTTGGCAGCCTGGGCCACATCCATAGATGGCATACCGCTGATGCAACTCCGTCGGTGAGTAGGTGCGGACCATCGACCAGTAGACGGCGTCGGGGATGTCGACGACCTCACCGACGCCGGGCTCCATGCGGACGACACCACTCCCCATGACGGCATCCATATAGCCGTCCGGTTTCATGTGTTCGACGGCCCTTAGTGCGTCCATCACGACGAGCATCAGGGAGGACTCCCGAGGGCTGTACAGTTATCAAACGCCGTTTGGTTTTGAATGACCGAAGCGTTGTAACTTTCGTTTCCGCTTCCGCAACTACAAACACTGACCATCAGCCCGCCGTATTGAACTGAGCGGCCAGTTGAGCCGGGCGGGCAGATCATTCCATTTGCAGTTCCGTCACAAGGCTGGCCGTCTGGGAACACAAACGCTCCAATGGCGGTAACATAAACAGGATCGCGGTAGCATCGACGCCAGCGGGCCACAATCACATAGTTGATCGAATGCGTGAAGCAGTAGCAGTAACGATGACCACAGCAGCAGTCGATCGTATTTGCCAGACCGCCAGCCGCTAGCAGCAGTTGGCCGTTGTAAGTGATGAGGCCCATTGGTTACCCACTGTAGCCAGGGACGCATTCCGCCAATCCCAGTTCAACCGTGGTGCTTTCCTCGACGGAGTGGACCCATACTTTCTTCCGGTAGAACACCAGCTTGGAAGTCGTAACTCCAGAGACAGTCGTGGCAACAATTGCGGCGTTGTAGACGACATCCTGCTGGTCTGATTCCGGGGCGATCAGGTATCGGTTCCCATCCGAGTTTTCGCCGATCATCACCCACTTACCGGACAGCACTTTCCCGAAGTGATTCCAGACAGGGACGGACTCGCCAGTGGCGGCCTCCGATCCGGGCGTGCCGGCATAGAGGGCGATCGACGCCGATGTGTCTTTCAGCCAGTCGGCCGCAGTCTTGCCGAGGCTGACAGTCCCACCGCCATCCCATGCCATGTACCGTGGCGAGTGGTGCGAAGCGTTGCGGCCACCGTTCTCGATGGAGCGCACAGCGTTACCGATCCGCGCCAGCGATTCGCGGGACGTAACTGTAACTTTCCGCTTCATGCTGGGTTTCCGAACTTTGTAATGTAGCTGACCTTGTCGTATGGGTCGAAGTCCAGCGCAACCGGCGGAGTACCAGGCGGGAGAGCTACACCACTGGATAGCGCACAAGGTTGCCGGACTGGCTTCTTGTCGAAGCCGACGATTGATCGTCTGTTAGTGCCACTGCTTGTGGGCGTTCCGGTTCCGTCGACACGCTCATTAAAGCCCATATCCCACGGCTTACATCGCCATGTGTCTGATTTGTATTCCATCTCATAAGTCACTTCCCAGTAGCGTGCCGCCGTCTGGGTTGCGCCGGAACTGGTGATAATTACCTTCTTGGAAAAGTTAGAGATTGAACACTTCCATGTATCGGCAAGCCCATACGATCCCAGCGTGGGCCATGTGTCGGAGTTGGTCTTATTGTTGACGGCGTTCATCTCTGCGTCTGCCGCAGACAGCGAAGAGTAGGAGCGGACCAGCGTATAGGCGCGGAAGCATAGCTCGCGCTCCATGCCTTCAATCGGATCTCCAGCGGAGTTTTTGAGAACGTCTCCGTCTTTATCCTTGAAAAATGGCAGCATTACGTTGGTGCCACGCCCAGCCCACACATCGAGCGGCAGACCGTTGGCGGGGTTGATCTCGATGATCGGCACGAAGTATTCGACGCCAACGGTCCACATCAACCCAGAGCCATCGGCCGCGGAGTAGGTCCACTTCATGGCCTTACATGAAGTGAACGACGCATGAGCGTCTCCGTAGGCCACACCGGGAGCCGTCAGGATCGCGGCCACGCTGGTCGTCGGTGGCGGTGCATCGACACGCACCATCCACGATTCATTCAGGACATGGGATTCCCGGAAAGCCCCGCTGCCGGTGGCCTTATTCGGAAGGTACTTGGTTGCGATGACGGCCATGGTTCACCCTGCAAAAGATAGCTCTTCGATGTCGAGGCCCATGTCGTCGGTGTTGTCGGCGATCCGCTCGGTGGCCTTTGCCGTCCGCTCGGCTGGATCGTTGGCATCGCCACGCATCAAACGAAACATCTCGGCGATGCCCTCCTTCGACCGGGAGTCGATTGCCTTGACCTCCTGGTTGCGTGCGGCGATCACCCCACCGGCTGGAGCCATGCCGGCAATCGTGGTCTTCTTCGCCTGGTCGAGTTGGCCGGCAGCGAGGCGCGACTTTTCGAGAGCAATTCCAAGAGCCACTGATAGCGGGCCCGCGCCGGCATTGGCCTTGTCCCCGAAGGCCCCGTCAAAGTTCTGGCCGGCCGCGGCGAAGTTGGCCTTTGCCGCGGCTGTGATTCCCTTCGACGCATCCTGTGCCGTCTTCGACACCAGCCCGATAACCTTCGCGGCGGTGCCCAGCACAGTCAGAATCGATCCTGCCCACACCCTGGCGACGCCAGCCAGCAGCGAGCCGAGCCGGCCAACGGAGTCGAATACGGCAGACCAATTGCCGCCGACGAACGTCAGGTATTCACCCACCGTGGTCAGCCCACCGATGATAAAGTCCCCGACGCCGGCCATGTATCGGGCCGCAGCCAGGATCCCCGCGCCGATGGCCTGGCCGATGTTGGCCCCGCCCATAGAGCCGACGAAGTCGGTGAACGTCGTGGCGATTGCGGTGATCGAGGGGGCGAGGTAGGCGGTGATCTGTTTGACGATCCCGCTGATGGCCGCGGACACCTTCTGGAACGAATCGTTCATGGCCTCAACGTCTCGGCCCTGCGCGCCGGTGAGGGCCATCCCGAACCGCTGGGCCTCGTCGGTGGCTTCCTTGATCGATCCAGCCCCGCCGGCGAACAGCGGCAGCAGCTCGGCCCCGGCCTTGCCGAAGAGCTTCACCGCGGCGGCGGCCCGCTCCGCCTCGGTCGGCAGCCCCGCGATGGCATCGGTGATCGCGGAGAATCGCTCCGCAGACGATTTGCCCTGGAGATCGGCCAGAGAGAGCCCGACGGCAGCGAATCCCGCCTTGGCAACGTCAGAGCCCTGAGCCGCCCTGACGAACGCAATGTCGGCCTTCGTCGCGGCTTTGCCGATCAACTCCATGCTGACGCCAGCCAGATCGCCAGCGTGAGACAAGCCGGCGAGCTCGCCGTAGGTCATCCCGAGCCGGGCCGAGAGTTTGCTGGTGTCGTCGATGACGTTGGCCTGGGCCTGGCCGAGGCCCACCAGAGACCGGGCTGCGCCCATGGCGCTCGACGCGATCTGGCCGAACAGCTGCGCCCCGGAGATCGCGTTCAGCAGGCGCATCCCCGAGCGAAGCCCGGCAACGTCATTGCCGAGGCTCTTGAGCGACGAGCTCGCCTTCGACACGCCAGCAGTCAGCCCCGAGCTCGAGGCCGTGAAGATCGCGGAGACTTTGCCGATGCCTGCCATGTCAGATTCCTTTCGCCTCCATCTGCGCCGCGAAGAATGGGATCCGCCGCAGCTGTTCTTTGAGTTGCTCTTCCGTCTGGACCGGGGCCCGGTAGGACGGCAAAAACTTCTCCTCAAAGTCCGGTTCGACCTTGGCCCCCTGGGCCGCAGCCATCACCGCGGCCAACTTCCCGGACCTCGACCAGTCATCCCCAAACGGCTCGACCATCCAGTAAGCCGCCCACCACTTCAGCTGCCGCAGCGAGATTTGCTCCGACAGCGTCTCCACATCCCACTCGCCACACGCCAGGGCCAGCCTCCCGAGGAACAGCGTCAGGGGCTGGCCACGGATTTTTCCGCCTCGGCCTCGATCTCCTTGTCGTCGACCTTGAGGAGCTCGATGCCGACCTGCCATACCTCAAGGAGACCGTCGGGCCGCCAGCCGGCCAGCGTCGGGACATCGGCCTCGGTGAAGAGCCGCTTCCCCGCCTCGTCGCACAGGAGGAGTGATGCCAGCTTCGCCCGCCACGGGGCCGCGGTGCCCTTGTAGGTCTCGCAAAAGATCGACCACTCGTCGTAGGTCTGAGCCGTCGGGTCGAGGACGAACACATCCCCGCCCCACGCTGCCACATGGAGCCGCTTTGGGGGGGCCGGCTTGTTGGCTTCGAGGGTCAACAGATCGTCGCGGGAGAGCATGGTTACCCCGTGAATTGAAACTGGTACGAACCTTGGATCAGTTCACCGGCGGAGCCGACACGCTGGACGCTTGCCAGTTGCGCCGGCCAGCTGGTGGCCACCCCGCCGATAGTGAAGGCGAGCGTTGCGGACAGGCCGATATCGGCGCGGCCGAATGGGGGATTCCCCCAGCAGCGGAAAGAGATCGAGCCCGGCTCGATCATGGTGATCTCGACTTGGCGGATCACCCGCGTGTTCCCCCCGCTGCCGACGATCGTGGCCGAGGCCCCTGTCGTGTCAGTCGGGGACGCTGCGGCGTAAGACTCGTCGAAGCCGATCAGGCCACCGAGCGCAGTCCCGTTAAAAGAAACGGTAGCGCCTTGTGCGGATGGGATGTCTGCCATGACGCCCCCAGATCAGCCAGTGATCTTGAACGTGGCCGTACCCTTGACGTACTCGCCGACGGCTCCGCCCTCTTCGACATCGGTACAAAAGGCATTGCCGGTGATGCCCAGTCCGGAGCAGCTGATCGCGTACTTTGTGCCCTTCACCGGGGCATTCTTTCCGAAATACTCAAGGGAGATTTCATCGCCTTGTTTCAGTGGCTCGGACTGATAAATCCGCAGCGAGTCGACCGCTTGAGAGCAGTCCGAAACCTCGATGAGCGGTCGTGACTCTTTCCGCTTGATGTTCGTCGCCCGAAACTCGATCGCATTGAAGGAGAACGTCAAGCCCTGCATCGTGTCGATTGTGGCGGGCGCGACGGCCATGGCTATTCTCTCCAGCGAATAAAGATTTGGAGCTCGATCACGAAGTAGGACGGCAGATCCTGCCCGTCGGTCAGGTAGACCGCGGTTCCGTCGCGGTCAGCCGCGACATGAACGTGATCGATGATGGCCCCATTGGCGGTGCCGGTGAAGTTTTGGACGGCCGCCACGATCGCATCCGCCACCGTCCTGGCCGATGTCCAACTGGCCCCGCAGACCTCAACGGAGAACTCCCCGTCGGCGAATCCGGTGAGCCCGCTGGTCTGGAGTGGCCGCTCGGTTGACTCCCGGGCGTAGACGGCAAAGGGCAGGGGTGCAGACTCCGAGACGGCCACCGGGAAAGCGGTAGCGCCGGCCGTCTCGATCGTGGCCTTGAGCCAGGCTTCGGGGCTGCTCATTCGCCACCCCCGGCGGGATCGGCCTCGATCACGCCCTCGGCCAGCAGCGCGGCCAGCTCGGCGTGGTTGACGAAGAGAACATCCCCCGGCTTGTACGGGCCGTGGGGGGCGGTGAATCGGATGAGGACGGTGTCCATGGCGGGGCTCCTTCAGCGGGGGCGGGTAGCGTTTTCGCGGACGGCCCGTTCGAGGCTTACGCCCATTTCAATTTCCATGTTCGACAGGATGCCGGACCTCTTCGAGGCGAGCGTGTCGCGGAGCATGTGCTTCGGGGGCATGGTGCCGGTGGAGCCACCGCGCTTCCGCTTGCGGGGCTTGCTGCCAGCCTCGACCAAAACGGAGTGGTCGCCCTTCTGGTTTTTCTTCTTCCCCTTGCGGGAGAACCCGACGACCCCGATGGCAGTGCCTCGGAAACTGTCACCACCGCCGCGGGAGACCTTGGTGCCGAACCGAACGATGGTCGTCACTGATCGCCGCAGGTTGCCGGTGGCCCCTCGAGGTGTCGCGGCCTTGAGGGACGGGACAAACGGCTTGATCGATCGCCGGATCGCGGCCTTGAGGTGCTTCCTGGCGAGCGAACCGGGCAACTTGGCATAGGCGCGGATCAGATCGTCGATGTCGCGGTTGCTCTTGTCAGAGAAGAAGGCGCTGAAAAACAGGCCCGGGGCGCTCATGTCTTTTTCTCCCCAGCCTGGATCGTCTGCTCGGGATCGGCGTCGTCACCGACGACCGACGACACGGCCAGGATCCGGCCGAGCCGGCTTTCCCAGATGATCCGGGAGGAACCGTCGAGCCCGGGGACCGAGGGGACCACGATCAGGTAGGACGCATTGCCGGACGTCTGGCCCTGGTCGCGGGACTCGGAGTAACCGACCTGCTCGATCGATCCCCGCCGTCGGCACATCGTCACCCAGGAGATCGAGGAGATCTCACCGACGGAGTTGCGTGTCTCGACGGGGCGCTCGAAACGGAAGGTATGGGTCTTCAGCCCGGCGGCGGTGCGGTCGCCCATGTCAGTAGGCTCCCGTGATCGAGATCGACGCCAGGAGCGTCTCAATCGCCATCGGCAGCGGGTTCGCGCTGCCCATCACCACGCCCTCCCGGTGCTTGAAACCGTGGGCGACGTAAAGCAGGATCACCGATTCTGCTGCCGGCTCGATCCGGCCGCCCAACGCGGGCCCGGCCCAGAAGGTCACGACCAGGGGGTTGTCGTCATCGAACGTCGGCCAGGTGGAGAACCGGATCACCGCGGGGGTGGAGTCGGAGTCGACCGTGTAGGTCGTCGACGAGATCACCACTCCGCCGACCGTGATCACCAGCGGGTGCGTCCCGTCCACCAGGAGCGGCGGGACAGGGATCCGCAGCCCGAGGCGGCCGTAGCCCTGGTAGTAGGCGTGGTCGTGGTGGCAGTGATCGTGGCCGTGGCCGTGTCGATACAGGTCACGCTCGAACGTCGCCCGGAACTGGCGGGTCGCCAGCGTCGTCCCGAGCCGTTGCTCGACCAGCCGGCGGCCGGTGGAGATCAGCCGGATCAGGAGAGCGTCGTCGTCCGACTGCTCCGGGAGTCGTCCTACCTGCCCCTTGGCCGCAGCCAAAGAGACCGGCTCGACCTCGGCCTCGGAGAGTTGCTTGAGGGAGCGAAGCTTGATCACGGGCCCCCCAGTTACTTGACGGCGCGCTGAACGTTCTTTGCGGCGCGGGCGTCGGCCCGCTCGACGACAGGCTCGGTGGGCTCGACGACGGGCTCGGCCGGGAGGAATGTGGCCAGGCCGCTGTCGACGAGATGCCTGGCCATCCCCTCGGGGAACGACACCACGGCACCGGCCTGATGGTTGCCGTACTCGGAGCGGAACTTGATCGAGAGCGAGGGCATCGACATCGGGGGCTCCTCAAAGAAAAACGGCCGGGCGAGGTTGGAGCCTCGCCCGGCCGCTGAGACGGGCGGATGATGGAAGCGGATCAGGAGGTGGCCTGGACGATCGCTCCGGCGTACTCGGGGCCGTGGTTGCTCAGACCGAAACGGCCGTGAGCGAGGAACACGGTCTGGTTCTCGCGGGCCTTCAGCTCGCGGAGCGGCGTGACAGTGAGATCCTTCCGCATGGCCAGCGCGGTCGTCATGCGGTAAGCCCCGTAGACGGCCAGGACGTTGGCGGGCAGGGTGTCGGTCTTGTAGACCGGCACTCCCCACACGCTCAGTCCAGGAGCTCCACCGCCGACCATCGGCTGAACGTAGCGCGTCCCCTCGAGGGCGAGCAGCTGGCCCCACCCGGCAGCCGAGACAACCCACGCGAAGTCCCCCATCACCATCGGATCGATGGAGCCGATGACCGTGCCGACGTTGGCCGCGGAGATCGTTCCACCGACAGCCACGGTTGCCTTGCGGCCGGAAGTGATCCCGGCGTAGAGCCCGGCGATCGAGTTGCCGGAATGGCCCGCGAGCCAGGTGGTGTCGTAGAACTTTGCGAAGGCGTTGCCAAAAAACTGGGTGACGTAGCTGGCGACATCCAGCGGCGAGTCGTTCAGCAGGTTGTTCGACACATCGACTTCCGACTTCGCGTCGTAGATGGTGAGCGTGACCTTCGAGGTGGTCGGATCCTGCGCCGTCGGCGCGGTGTTCTCGGCGACAAAGTCGGCCGTTACAAGGCCGAGCTTCGGCACATCGACCGTCCGGCTGTTGGTGTTGATCGTGAGCGCGAGTTGCGCACCGATCGACTGCCGGTTGATTACGTTGACGATCTCGTTGTAAAGATCGACCGGCGGATTGAACTCGATCCCAGCCCCGGCGGAGCCGGTCTCGGACAGGGCCCGGGCGTTGATCGTGCCATCGCGGAGACCGCGGAGATACTGGGAGACCCGGAGCAGACGGGCCTCGTCGGAGTAGACCTGACGGCCGAACGATGCCAGCTGCTGCGCCTGCGGCTTTTCGGCGGCATCGGTCGAGCGATGCTCGGCGACGTTGCTGGCTGCGGTGCGGAGCCTGGAGAGTCGCGCGTCGGTGGCGTTCTCACGCTCGAGGTCGACAGCGATCGAGTCGGCCCGGGCTTCGAGCTCACCGAGGCGGCCGAGGTTGTCGGCCTGCTCCTGGTCGGACTCGGGAGCAGCGGAGCGGAGCGCCTCGATGTCGGCGTGGATCTTCGCGGCCTCGTCCTGGAGACGCCGGCGGGTGCTGACGGGATTCATCTGGTGGTCTCCAAGGATCGGTGTGCGGTGTGATTGACACACGCACGATCCCGGAGATCGACACGCCGGTGAAGTTGCCGGTTGTACCGTACAACTCACCGCGGCTTGCGGCAGCCGCAGGGGCAATCCTTCTCGCAGCTCATGACGATCTTGCCGTCCGGCTTGTAGCGTCCGTCCACGCACTTCCCGCCGCAGCCGCAAACTTGAATAGGCGGCGGCGCTGGTGAAGTTTCGGGGGCGAAACTTGCATACGCCGCAGCCACGGCCGCGGCGGCGCGCGGCGGCTCGCGGTCGATCTCCGCAGGATCGGCTGAGAGTGAGGCGAGCCAGGCCGTAACGGAGCGTAACAGCGTCATCACCAGCCCTCCCCGTGATCTACCACTCGATTCCCGGCGGCGTCGACCGCCGGGCTTCTGACGATCTGCTGCCGCTCGAGCTGCGGGGCCGGCTCGGCAGCCATCGCCACCCACAGCCCGAGGCGCGCGGCGATCCGGGCCAGCCGGCCGACGGCGGCGAGGACCGGCCGCTGCGGCGTCGGATTGATCGGGCTGGCCGGGGAGCTTCCCAGCCACCAGCCGACGGCGAGGCAGACAATGACGATGGCGACAAGGCGGCGGTCGAGGATCATGGCGGGCCTCACGGGGCGAGAGAGTAGACGCTGGCGATGATGCGGGCGGGTTGCGGGCGGGCGACGGCAGGCTCGAGCCACGCGCCGTTGTCGAGATCGCGGGCCTCGAAGCCGTTGGCCCCGGCGATCACGAACGAATCGCCCTGGGCGAGCATGGCTTCGACATCGCGGCGGGCGGCCCAGAACGATCCGTCTGGCTGGTCTTCCGGCCACTTCGGACCCTTGACCCAATTCGGCCCCCACGAGTTGAGGATCAGGACTCCGTCGCGCTTACCGGGGCCAGCGGCGTATCGCACCGAGATCGCCACAAGGCAATGCCCCCACTGCCCGCCGCGGGGGAGAAAGCCGTCAGCATCCCTGACGTTGGTCGCGGCGTAGCCAACGTTGGAGCAGATCGGAACACACAGCCCGTTCTCGATCGCAGCGCAAAGAGCTTCGTAGGAGTCGCAGAGGGCCACGCCTTGGGCGGTGTGCTTGGTGGCTTCCTTGCCAAGAGCCAGGGGAACGCCCCGCGCCCCCCACTCTTTCGCCCGTGCGATGTCGTAGTTGGTCAGGTCGATGTCGCCGTACTTCTCGCGGAACAGAATCCCGCCGACGCCAGCCTTTGTGCCGACGATCCACCGGGCGGCAGCCGCGCCATACGATCCATCGGAGTAGCCAGCGAAGTCAATCGGAGGGAGCCTGCCGGCCGTGCGACTTCCGCCGTAGATGGCTTCCGGGCTGACGAGCTTCGGCGGATCGTTTCGCTCGCCTTGCGTCCAGTCGACGCACTGGCCGATATAGCTCCCCATGCCCCAACCGAAGCTGACGCAGGTGCCGATGTTTCCCTGGTTCCAAGTCTCAAATGGCTTGCCGTAGACGGCGCGGTGTGCCTTGTCGGCATGGCGATACAAAAACGTGTCGCGGTTCTTGGCGTTTCGCATCACATCGGGTGCCGCGGCACCAAACGTGGGGTGCTTCAGTTCGGAGAGAAACTGCCGAGTCCCTTCAGGATTCGGCGTGTACCCGAACCTGCTCTCAACCCCAGCGGCGATGCGGTGCGTGGCCCGCTCGACGAGCGCGCCGACGATCGCGGCCACGATCACGAAGCCGATGGCGGACCACGACCACATCTGGTGACGGCGAGTCATGGCAACCACCCGTCGAGGAGTTTGTACGAGAGGTCATCGAGCCAGTCGGCAGCGTGAGCCAGCACCGCGGCCACGAACGACAGCGGCCAGCCGACGAGGATCACGGCGAAGTAGGCAAAGCAGCAGGC